CGGAAGGCATACGAGCGGATCATGTCCGGCGTGAAGCCGGGAATGCCCTCTCGCATCATGTTGACCTTCAGGATCGACGCATCGGGGATCATGTTCTCGAAGAACTGGTCGATGTGGTTCGCGTACTCCGCAACCATCTTCTTGCGCTGATCGACTTCTTCCGGCGACAGATCGTCGAGCAGCGAGCTTTCCTCGAAGTGGTTCTTGAGCGAGGAAATCAACGACTGCGCCCACGAAGGCTCCTTCGAGATCGGCATCTCGCCACGCTGGCCGAGCTTCGGGTCTTGACCTTCCTTCTGGCCTTCGCGCGGATCGCGAGTGAGCAACTTCTCCTTCTCAAGCTGCATCATCAGCTTCTCGAACCGGGTGTGCTCATCCGCAGTCTCGAAGCGGGCGAAGACGCGATCCTTCACGCTCTCCAGCGGCACAGCCAACTGGAACTTGCCAGCGTCAACCAGATCGCTGATGCGGTTCAGGGTCTTCGGGTCGATCGTGCCGTCCTTGCCGGTAGTGATGCGGAACGATGCGTAGTAGTCACCGAACCGTCCCAGATGGAAGTACGGGGCCTGCGACATCGCGGTGTCCTGCTGCGCAATAGTCTTCAGCAGACCCAGCAGAGAGCCGGTATCCGACTTGAACTTGTTGCGCTCACCCTGAGTGGCTTGGCTGAGACGCCCCTGCTGCGCCTGAACATAGTCACCAATCGACTTGACCATCGCATCGCGTGCATCACGCCAGTAGGCGTGCGCGCTGTCTACGTTATCGTAGAACTTGTTGTTGGTCATGAACGTCTTCATCGGATCGACGTTGCTGGCCTTGAAGGTTTCGTCGATCGCCGCATTGGCCTTGATGAGGTTATAGAGCGCCACCGTCTGAGCGGAGTAGCGATCCATCTCACTGTGCTTGGCGAAGGTGTCGTAGATCGCGGACGCCCGCACACCGTTCTCAACGATGCGGCCCATCTCGCGATACAACTGGTTCGCCTGCGCGACAGCCTGCTTCAACTGCGTTTCGTTGCGCAGACCCTTCAGGTGATCGTGAGCGTCCCAATCCTTGCGCGGGTCGATCTTCGACAGCGTATAGCCCATCAGCTTGCCGATGCCCTCACCGGCCTTCGGGTGCGCCGCGTTCATGGCTTCCCACTGCTGGTACGGGATCGCCGCGATGTGCGCCATACGCCCTTGGTTCGCGCGCTGCTCATCATGCACATCACGATAAGCTTCGAGCGTACCCGGCTTGAACATCGGGCCGAAGAACTCCACAATGTGGTTCAGTGTCGTCGCGTACAAGTGCGCCTTGTTGATCTGGTTCGACGCTTCCTTCCAAGGCAACTTCTGCAACCGGCCAAGCACGCCGTCCGAAGCCTGCATGATCGTGTTCACCCGATCCATGAGGCCCTGCGGCGAAACCTTGCCCACCTGAGTGAGCATGTTATCGACGGTCGGCGCGGCGTTTGCCTGAGTATCTGTCAGAAGTGAGTATTTGCCCTTGAAGCCTTCCCAATTCAGCGGCGCATTCTGCGAGCCCATGTTGTCCATGAACTGCTTGATCGACTGCGGCGGCAGATAACCCTGACCGGTGACGTACTTCAGGATCGCCTTCATCATCCCGGCGACCTTCGAGAAGAACTTGTCCACCACAGAGAGCGGCTTCGCAGAAGTCGTCGCCCAGCGCGACACGCCGTCCGCGAACCACTCGTGCTCACTGAGCCAGTAGTCTTCCGCGTTCGGAATTTTCTGGTTCCGAAGACGCTCCTCCATGTTCTGGATCGTTGCGGCTGCGGTGTAGCGATTGCGCAGAGACTTCACCATGTCCTGTGCGGACTTGTTCTCAGTCTGCGCCTTCCACTTCAAGTAGTCGGCCTTGAGCGCCGCCTTGGTCTCAGCCGGGGCATTGGCGACCGCCATATGCCAGATCATGTGGCCGAGTTCGTGCGGGATCGTCTCAATGGTCTGCTCCGGGCTCATTTCGGGCCGAAGTACCATATAAAAATCGCGATTGCCGATCCCAAAAGGAGAAACACCGCCAGCGCCTCCTCGACGCTCAGCAGTAGTTGCAGAATTATACGGCCCATGAAGTCCATAGGTGCCCTCATTGCCAGCCACGTCGCCGGGGTGGAACATGAAGACGCGAATGTTGCCAAGACCCAGAGAGTGCATCAGGTCTTTCAGGTAGCCAGTGTAGCGCGGGTCCACGGACGCGGAACTCACGACATTCGACTGCGCATCCTTGAATGGGCCATCCGGGTTGTTTGCAAAGTTTTGGGCATCCTGCTCCAGCATCTTCACGGCTTGATCGCGCATTTGCGCCCGCTGCTCAGGTGAGAAGACGCCACGGCGATCGAGCGCCTGATCCACGGCCTTACCGTAGTTCGGGGTCTGAAGGTTGCTCTGGCTCTTGCCGAAAGTTTCCGTCGAATACTGGTAGTCACCAGTGTGCGCGGAGTAGTTCGACAGAACATTGTCGAGCTTTTCCTGATAGCCGGTGCCGGTACGCAGTTGATCGCGAGCCTCGCGGGCATCGCGCCGCATATCGACCGGCAGTTCCTTGTTCGACACGATCTCAGACAGGACCGGCTCATAGCGCGAGATGTCCCGCGCCGCAGCCATCGTCTCCTCACCTGTGAGGGGTGCCGGGGCAGCAGAGATAGATTTGGGCGCGATCTCACTCGACTGGCCAATGGCGGCGGCTTCCGCCGTCTCCGCCCGCAGCGGTGCCAGACCTTCGCGCTGCGCTATCGGGTTGTTCTGCCAGAGCGGCGACTTCAAGTCGTTCGGGATCGGTCCACCGCTCTCCTCACGCGGGTTGAGTGGAAGCAGCGGGCTCCGCGCCGTCTCTGTCTGGGCAGGGACAGGGGTGGTTGTGCCGCCTTCAACTTCGGACGGCGCGGAAGGATGCAGGGCGGTGATCGGTACGTTGTACTCGACGCCCTTGCTATTGGTGACAGGCTGATACTTCTGCCCACCCTGCTCGACCGGCTTCTTGTCGAGCACTGTGACCGGCGTGTACTTGCCATCCGGTGAGCGGAACTGCATCGGGCCGGGCGGCAGGCTGTCGGGCGGGTTGCGCTCGCGATCGCGCTCCTGCGCCCGCGCTTCAGCCTGCTGCATCATACCAGCCTGCTGCTTCAGGTTCGCATTCTGCTCCTGAAGCTTGGTGATCTGAACCGCGAACTGCTTCGATTGCGTCAGGCCGAACTTGTCGTACAAGTCCTGCATCTTGGACGTGTTGTCAGCGATCTGCTTCCGAACATCTGCAACAGTCTGATCTTTGCCTTCGCTATCGAGAAAGCCAATGCGCTTACCGGCTTCGACCGCCCATTGCGGTGCATTGCCCTGATCCAGTCGCTCCTTGACGAACGCAAGCCCATCTTCCTGTGTTTGAATGTTGGCCTTGGCGAAGGACTTCGGAACGGCCTTGAGGCCAGCCATCTCCGCGAGGTTCTGGTGAACTTCTGCGATCGACTGCGCCTTCGCGGCCTGAGCCTGCGCGGTGTTCTGATCCTGAATGGCCTGCCGCTGCTGCTGAGCCTCGAACTCAGCCGCAGGCGTGCCCTTGTTCGGCAAGTTCTCGAAGCCGGGGATGACCGGCTGGCCGAACTGCTGCGGACCCTGCTGGTTCGGGCCGATCTTCACAGCCTGCTGAAGCTGCTGACCTTCGGCCTGCCGGGCGGCGAGTTCCTGCTGGATGAGAGCCACGGCCTGCTGATGCTCAGGAGCAACCGCACCGTTCTGGTTCGCCGCCGTGAGCGCGCTCTGCAAGTCCACATCGGGAACTTGTGCGTAGGGACGCTGGGTCTGCTCAGCAGTGCGCGCAGCTAACTCATTGCGAAGCTGCTGCCGGTTCACCGCGTCCTGCTGGTTGCCGCCACCGCTCGCCAGTCGGCTCTCGACATCTGCGAGCATGCCTTGCACACGCTCCAGCGGCTCTTTGCCGAACGGACGCGGGGCCTGCGGCTGATCCTCAGTAGTTGGTGTTAGACTGAGCGGTGGAGCAGGCTGCGCGGGCGCGGCCTTCGCGTTGCTCAATCCCTGATCGACATCCTGCTTCAGTTCATCGGTCGTGATGTCGGTGGCGCTCTTTGCCCGGCGAATACCGCCGATGCCGCCAGCGAAGCCGCCGACAATGCCACCTGTAACCGCAGCGTCCACGATGTTCTTGAACTTGTCCATCGGGGACAAGTCAGGCCGGAACGACTGCTCCATCGCAGTCTGCACAGCTTCCTGCGGCATCTCCGCAGCAGCGCCAGCAAACGCACTAGTCAGCATGCGAGTGGCGAGGCCACCCTTCTGACCGCGCGTGAGCAAGCCTTTCAACTGTGCAGGCTCGATTGCATCGAGTGCAGCGTAGGCCGGGCCAAGGATCGCAGCCCGCGCTGCATCGCTCCGGTTAGGATCGCCGCGATCCATGGCTTCCTGATACATGGAGCCGACCGCGATGGGATACCCAGCCAAAGCTGCGCCCGCGACATCAGTCGCGTATTCTCCACCAGTGTGCAGGGCTTCCTTCGTCAGAGGCCCAATCGTATTGAAGCCAGCGCCGCCGCCACCCAGAGCAGCCGGGACGCGAGCGCCGAACTCAGCAGCGGCTTCCGGCAGCGCCAGATTGGCCGCACGCATGCCCCGGCCAAGGATCGCGCCGCCGCCGATCTGCGCAGCCCACTGCGGTATCTGCTGCGCCGTCTTGTACCCGACCCACGCCGGTAGTTCGGACAGACTAGTGTCCCAGATCGGCTTGTCGAGATCGCTGCGCCCGTTCGCCGTCGCTTCGGCGTTGTTGCGCTGATAGACACCAGCGCCCCAATCCTGAAGGCCCTTCGATCCGAGAAGACTGCCGATCGCGGAAGCGAACGCGCCGCCCGTCGCCTGAAGCTGGTCAATGCCTGAAGAAACGCCCGCAACTAGTGGGTTGCGGGTCGTTGATCCTTGCGGCTGCTGCGGGTTCGCTACATCAGAGTATCGAGGCAGGGCTGCAAAGGGGTCAGGTCCGATCGACTGGAACAGTGAGGCCATTACTACTGGCTCCCATCAAGTCCGGGGTTCATATACATCACACCGCTGGGCTGGATGAGAGAAGTCATGTTGCGAATGTAGGTCGCACGCGCTGTCGGCTCATCTGTCTGCGCATCGTGAGCGTACTGCTGCCCCAGCATACCAGACAACCTCTGGAAGGCGATGTCATGCGGCGTCGGCATCTTCGTCGCGCCGATCTGACCTACCTCCATCGCCTGACGAAGCGTGCCAAGCGGCACCGACGACATCAGATCGACGAAGTTCTTCTTCGCCGGGGACCAGTCGGCCTCGCCGGACACAGCAGCCGGACCCTTCTGCTTCGATCCGGCCTGCGGGCCTGTCGTCGCAGAAGATGCAGCCGCAGGCTGCGCAGGCTTGTCAGCGAAGTCCTGCGGAGTAGTTCCCGACCCGGCGACACCATACGCAGTCGCGGCACCGAGAGCCGGTAGCGCGAGGCCCTTGGCAGCAGGTATCACAGATGAGAGTTTCGGTAGGAAACTCGGCAGTGCACGCGCACCTTTTACGAGCGCCGCACCGCCGAGACCCGCCCCTACAAGACCCGCTCCAGTCTCAGCCAGAGAGCCGACAGTGCCAGTCCCCTGTCGAGCCGCCGCAAGTTCGTCGGCACCCTGTGCCAAATAGTTTTTGAGCGGCATGTAGTCGCCGCCCACTAGTCCGAGAGCCCGCCCGCTGTTCTGAACGCCCCAGCCGAGCGTCTGCTTCAGGTCTTCGCCGCGTCCGAATGCCAGACCGTTGCCGACGACAGTACCGAGATCAGCAACTCCCTTGAGTGCTTGAGCCCAAAGTGGTGCGGCCATATCCTACCTCGCCCATGTGAAACCTGCCTGCCCAAATCCCCACCCGGACGGAGCGAATAGCTTACGCATAGCCGTTCGCTGCGCCCGCTTCAACAGGGCATTGAAACGGGCCTCGAAGTCCGCCGCCGCAGCGCGGTTCCCGGCGTCCTGATCCTGAATGCGTAGAGCCAGATATGCAGCCCAATCCAACATCTCGAAGTGATAGTCCTCACCGACTTCCGGCGAGACCTTCAGCATCTTCGCGCTCAGCCGCTCGATCGGCTTGCGGATCACGCGGAGATAGATGATCTTGCCTGCCTCGTTCGCAGTAGGTGTCGGGAAGACACGCAGGGTCGGAACACCTGCGCTATCGTAATCATCGTTCACAACTTCTGTGTCCGTCGAGTATGCGACCGGCCTGCCGGGCGTGAGAGTATAAACTTGATTGATGTCGAAGACGTTCGGGTCTGGCATCCTGAAGCCCCCCACAAACCAGTGCCCCACACGTACCAGATCGGGCGTGTCCGTGTCGTAGCGAGCCGAGATCACCGCGAGCACTGCTTCGTGCAACTGGTACTGCGCCTGCCCGGCCACCAGCGTCACTTGCGTGACTGCCGGTGTCGAGCCGTCGCGAATAACAAACGCCTCACGCGCAAGCTTGCGCTGGGCTTCGTCGATGTAGCGGATGAGGGTGTCATCTGACCAGAGCGTATCATCCGCCGAACCATCTATCCGATCTGAGCGATCGTGCAGCAGGTTCACGCGGAGTTCGTTCAAGCAATCCCGAAGCAGCATGACACCCTCGTAGTAGTTTAGGCCGCAGCCTGCGTGGGAGACACCACGCGGTACGGATACCGCATGCGCTCGCGCCAGCCGGTCACGGACTTGCTGTCGTCATCCACGATCGGGGTGGACTGCACGGCGTTGTTGAGCACATGGATCACTTCCATGGGCAGATCAACTTCTACGCCGGGCTTGATGAGAAAGCCGTTGCCGTTGACGCCGACGAACAGACCGATCGGCGGGATTTCATCGACTTCTTCGAGGATGACGCGGAGCGTCTTGCGCTTCGTCTCCTTGACCGTGTTGGCCATCACCTCGCGAGGCGTAGCCCGGCGCGGCGGCTCATCCTGCGGGATGTTCGTGAAGTCGTCTTCAATAAGCAGGTCGTTTTCTTCGCTTGCCATTAGTCATCTTCCCCTGTCGCTTGGGCCACAGCAGCATCGAAGGCTGAACTGAAGCCATCTTTCGGAAGTGCTTTGTCGAGATTTTCCTTCAAGAAGGACAGCACTTCGTCAACCGTCTTGAAGGCATATTCCACAGTCGGGTCGCGATACGGTGTGTACCCGTTCTTGTCCCGCGTGTTGTTGGCTTTCACGATCTTCGGGTCGCTCAGCGACACCTCATAACCGTTCTGCATCCGCTCGATGCACACACGAAAATCTGGCATGGACTGAACTACTGCTCCCGAATACATGATGACCCCTGTAGTAGTCAGGGGAGGCCGCAGCCTCCCCCCTAATCGGGCCAGTCCTAGTTAGACACGGGCCAGAACCACCAGAGCCTTGCCGGACGCGGCCAGAGCCGCCGACAACTGGATGGAGCCCTTCGCGATGCCGTTCGTGTCGTTGCCGATCACGATGGCCGACGAAGTGTCCGTGGTCTGCGTTCCCGCAGTCACGGTCTTGATCGTATTGGCATCGACCTGATCGTAGATTTTCTCCCAGCGCAGGGCATCGGTCTCGTTATAGACCATGACATGAGCCGGAATAAATCCGAGACCGATCGTGACGATCGCACCGGCCCCGGTAACGGTTCCGGTGTAGGTATTGTGAACACCACCTGCACGCATGTGCGTAATCTCCGTAGAAGTTGAAGGGTTGCAGCTAGGGCACTAGTGTGCCCCAGCCGTAGAGAGCGTTACGCGGTCGCCGCGACTTCAGCGCGAGCCATGAAGGCTTCCTGAAGGATCACGGTGGCAGTCCAGAGCTTCCAGCCCACGGTGCCACGCTGGCCGAGCGGATCGCCAGCGGCAGGCTTCGGGTTCACCACCATGGGGGTCATCGAAGACCGGCCCTTGAGCGGCACGATGCCGAAGGCGTCACGTCCGAAGTAGAGGATCGGATAGACATCGGCATTGGTGCCAGTGGTGGACCGCATGCTGCCCTTCGTGCCACCAGCATCGGCCCACGGCGCGATGACGGTGGACGACAGGTAGCGGACCTGCTCGATCGAGCCGATCTCGCCTTCCATGGGCGAGGTGTGCGGGCCGTAGTCAGACACCGGCTTGAAGCCGGTGATCCCACGGAGATCGCTTTCCACGTCCGGGTGGCAGACGGCCATGTACGCGGCTTCGACCGACTTCGTGTTGTAGTCCGGGGTGGACGCGACAACAGTGGTGATCTTCTTCGCATTCTGGCGGTTGAGGCCGGTCGTCACCTGACGCTGCAAGGTGAGAGTGACCGGAGTGTTCACAGAAATTCGCGCACTTCCGTTCGCGTAGAAGACGTTGACGCCCGCCTTGAGGACGTTGAAGCGCAGCGTCTCGACCGTCAGCGCAGCCTGCTCACCGAGGATGTCGGTGGCCTGCTGAAGGATCGGGTCAGTGTGGGTGTCCATGACCACATCGGTGATGGTCATGAAGTCGCCGTACTGGCTCAGCGTCACGGTGTAGTCCGCGTTGCTGAGCTTCGACCCTGCCGGGGTCACACCTTCGACAAGCGGCGTGGTCGCGACCGGGATCGAGAACGATCCAGTGCCGGAGCCAGCCGAGCCAGAAGCGCCGGTCATGTAGTAACGCCGGAACTTGGCCGTCTGGGTGCTGTTGAGCGGCAGCGGATAGGTCTGACCGAAACGCTCAAGCTGCAAGAGCGGCTGAGCGCGGGTCAGCATGCGGACTACTGAGTAGGCCGCGACTGCCGGGGAGATGTCACCATAGACAACGGGGTTCATTCTTTAAGCTCCATGTTGGTTCAAAGTCCTGCTTTGGCGAACTGGTCAAAAGCTCCGTTGAAGTCGGCGCTGTCGATGCCAGCGGATACCGCCGAGCGTTTAGAACTGACTGGAGCCAACGCAGCAGCCGCTTGTTTGGTGCTCGCGGGCAGATCAGTTGCCTTCTTGGGGGCTGGCGCAGTGGTTCGCTGTTGCTGCTGCTGTTGCTGCTGCTGTTGCGTTCCGATGTCACCAGTCTCCTTACGATACCGCGCCACGAGATCAGCCACGTCTTGCGGTGTGCCGTTCGTAATAACACTGTTGTAGGCATCTCGCAAGTATGAGGGTTGGGCCTTCGCCCAAGCCGTCACCTTCGTCGCGAGATCGTCGTTGTACTCAGGGATCGTCTCCTTGAGTTCGCTGTACTGCGACTTCGCAGCCAGTGCTTCAACCATCTCCTGCAACGGCTTCAGGACCGTCGCAAATTCATTGAAGATGTACTTCGTCAGAATGTTGTATTCGCCGCGCCGACGAAGACCTTCAGCAGCCGCCACATCAGGCCAATCCTTGATGTAGGCGTCGAGCGTCTTCTGCTCCTCTGCGGAGTAGAGAGCTTCCTCGCGCTGCTGTTGCTCCTGCTTCGTCTCTTTGCCGTCACGAACTAGTGCGGCGAGGCGCGTCAGGACATCCTGCTGCTCCTGCTCTGAGGGGCCGGTCGCTCCAGTCGCCCCGGCTGCGCCGGTTGCGCCTGATGAGCCCGTCGCCCCGCTTGCACCTGTCGCGCCTTCAGCCGCCGTCGCACCAGTGGCACCGGTCGCACCAGACGCACCAGTAGCGCCTTCAGCCGTCGCACCAGTGGCACCTTCAGCAGCCGTCGCACCAGTCGCGCCAGTTGCACCAGTAGCCCCGGTTGCGCCGCTCGCTGCCGCTTCCTTCTTCGGTGCAGGCGCAGCGTCTTTCGCGAACTGATCGAAGGCGTTCGAGAAGATCGCATCGAAGTCATCCGCAGCCGGGGCGGTTGCTCCAGTTGCGCCTTCCGCTCCAGCAGTCGCCGCAGCAGCCTGTTCCTCAGTCTGAGCAGCAGTGTTTTCTACAGCCATTGTCTAACCCCTATCCTTTGTTCGATGAACGTGTGAAGCCGTCGATGAGTTTCTTCAGAGTGATCGCTTCACCTCGAACACCCGGAAGATCACCTTCAGTACAAGTCACGAGGCGGTCCTTCGCCGCCTCGTACATGAACCGGAGATACTGCACTACATCCGGCAGATCACTGGAGGGTCTTGCTTTGATCGCTTCCAGTAGTTCCGCCGCCTTGTCCCTCGCCTTGGGTAGCATCGTCTAACCCCTTCTCCAACAGTACCAGAGCACTGTCCACCGTGGTTGCATCCGCCGTGGCCGAGTTCTTCTGGCCCTGCGTGATGTTCTTGAACGCCTGCGACAGAAGTTGCCGAACTTGTGCTTCGACCATCTGCTGCTGCTGTTGCTGCGTCTGCGCCTGAGCCTGATCGCGCTGCTGACGACGCATGTTGCTCTCGCTCTCGGACACAAGCATGTCGTCGAGATCGCGCACCTCGAAGCGGGCTCGCGCCAGCTTGCGGGGGTCAACTTCCATTTTCTCCTCATCCGTGAGAGATGCGGCAAGCTGGTCAATCTGCATACCGCGGATTTCCTTGGCTACCAGAGAAGTAGCTCCGCGAGCGATCACGTTGTAGTCCCCAGCCGGTGCGACGTGGGGATTGAACTTCATGTTGAACTGCACCACCGAATAGATCACGGACTGCGTGAAGGCATCGAAGCTCCGCACGATGTCCTTGAACGGCAGCGCCGCGTCGGAACGCATCATCGCCGCGCCGGTCGGTGAACGCATTGGCTCTGACGACTTCATGCCACGATCCATGTCTCCACCAGTCTGCGGGCCGACGAACGTCTCGCTGTCCGCGAACTTCTGGAACTGTTCAATCATCTGTGACAGTTCCGGCAGATGGCTGTCGATCGTGATCGGGCGCACAGCCGGGAACTGCGCTTCCTGCCCGCTGCCTTCACGATACCAAATCTTGTACGCCTCGATCTGCGAGATGTCCTGATCCGGCACCATGAGATCGCGGTTGATCTCAAGGTTCGGACCGCAGACCACGCTGGCGTTGTCCAGCATCATGCGGGTCGCGGCGCACAGCGACATCTGGCTGTCGCGCATGATCTGCGGCAAGCCGTTGCCGACAGGGCTGGTGTCGTCGTCGTCGAACACGAACGGATGGATCGTGCAGACTTCCATGTCGAGCTTGCGCCACGCATTGATGTCGCACTTGATGACCTTGCCGTCGAGCAGCCAGACTTCTGCTTCGAGATCATCGGTGAGCTTGTCGTCCGGCACATCGGCCCCGGCTGCTTGCAGGTACTCGCCTGAGATCGGGCCGTTCCAGATCAGCACTTCGTACTTGCCGCCATCATCCGAGCGCGCCTGATCCGAGACATTCGTCCGCACACCCATGTTGCGCAGTTCGGTCTCGAAGTTGCGGGCCTTGTAGTTGCCGGTGCCGTTGTTCTTCACATAGGACTTGATGACATCCGGGAAGAAGTCGTTG